ACAGTATAGGACCCCGCCACGGTCTGCCGGAAGCTCATGTCCCAACTCTGGAGCTGGTCGTCGAAGCGGGGCGGCAGCGGGACGATGGGGCACAGGTGGAGCGTGCCGTCGGCCAGCTTGACCAGCACCGGGGGCAGGGGGAAGGTCGGGGGGTGCCAGAACCGCCACCAGTGGCGCTTGAACGTCCCGCCCTCCTCGGCGGTAGGCTGGCCCTGGAACTGCGCCTGCCAGGCACGGGTCCCGACCGCGCCCCGGATCGCGTCGAGTTGCGCGAGGGGCCACCTCTCCGGCCACAGCGCGGCGCCCGTGTCGTCGATAGCGGGGAAGTGCACATGACGCCATCGCTCGCCGCCCGTGGCCTCGGCGTCGAGCAGTCGCCCGGTGAGGTCTTGTTCGTGCCATCGAGTCGAAACCACGATGATCGAGCCACCCGGCTCGAGGCGGGTGCGGATAGTCCCCTGGTACCACTCCCAGATCGAGTCGCGCACGGTCTGCGAGTCGGCGTCGGCCGCGCCGCGGATGGGGTCATCGATCACGATGAGCCGACCGCCCTGCCCGGTGGGTGACCCGCCGACGCCGACCGCGATGTAGCCGCCCCGCGTCCCCTCGATGTCCCACGCGGAGACGGACGCCTTGTCCCCGGCCACGGCCACATCCGGGAACGGATAGCGCGGGTCGCCGATGAGGTTGCGGACGCGGCGACTGAACATGTAGGCCAGGTGCGCGGAGTGGGACGCCGCGATGATGCGCTGGTCGGGGTGACGACCGAGGTACCAGGCAGGGAACAGCTCCGAGACGTGGACCGACTTGCTGTGCCGTGGGGGCATGGTCACGATGAGGCGGGCGCCGGGCGTAGACGCTGCCCACTCCAGTGCCGCCACCAACGCGTCGATGTGCGGGGCAGACTCGTAGCCGGGGAAGACGCGCCGGGCGAACGCGCCCAGCCTCCGCCGGTCATAGGCGTCGATGAAGGAATCGGGGTCCCGCCGAACCTCGCGCCCTAACTCCGCAACCGTCATCGCCATCACGACGCCACCCCCAGGAGCAACGGCTGATGTACCGTCGGGATCACCACGGGCGACAGCGTGTGCGGCACGAAGCGGCGGGACGGATCGAGGACGTCGTCGACGCCACGGACGAACCCGCTCCGGTCACGCAGCGCACGGCCGTTGGCTCGCAGGGCGACGATGTGCCCACCAGCGGGATCGAGGAACCGGTAGTCACTCGCATCCCCGTAGACAACGGGGTAGCCCGACCACGTAGACGGTAGCCCTGCGTAGCGCATGACGACCGCGAGGTTGCACCCGTTCGCCAACTCAGTGGCCGCGTGGGCGTCGTTGACCTCGGAGAGCGAGAACGTCAGGTGATAGTTCGCCGGAAGGTCGCGGCGCCTGGGCACCTTGGTGTAGTCGTAGAACTGGACGCCGGGGTACGCGGCCATCAGGTTCGGGAAGTCGCCGTACGGGATACGCTCCCAGAGGATGTCTGACGTGCCGTTGAGGCGAATCGCGACCGTTGAGCGGGAGCCGCTCGCGCAGTCGAGCCGGTGCGACCTGGCGACCAACGTCTCAATCTCGCGGGCTAACTCCCAAACGAAGCCGTCACGGTCCTCGTTGAACCGACGGGTCCGGTTGATGCGGTGCTGCTGGGTGAGTGGCATGGCGCCACGGCCCGAGAAGTACAGGCACGCGTCTGCGCATCCTCGGGATGCGAACGCACAGAGGTTCTTACCCGACTCCAGCGCGGGCGACAACATCAGCATGGCCGACACGATGCGGTCGTCGACCGTGTGGGCAGTGCGGGTGTTCGCCGCAACCGGCGTGAGGAGGGTCACGACGCCACCGAATCCTTGACGCGCCGGGCCACGGCGGCGAGGGATGCGAGCTCGTCATCGGTGAAGGCGTCCATGGTCTTGTGGGCGATGGTGCCGGAGTGATTGACGGTGAGCGTGCCGTCGGTCGACTTGCGGTAGGGCGAGCCGGTCCGGTCGAGATGCTCCCCGGCTGCCCGCCAGTCACCTTGCAGGGCGGCGCGGCGGATCACCGCGAGGTCGCCGATCCAGCCATCAGCCTTCGCGCGCGAGACACGCTCCGAGAAATCCGAATATCGCTTGCACCAGTTCGCGAGGGTATCGTCGGTGATGCCGGCGGCGGCGCACGCCTCCTTCTGGTAGGCGCCGACGCTTAGGGCGTTGATGATCTTCTCGACCCGGTCGGGGGTGTACAGCGACTTGCGGCCGGCCATCAGGACGCCACCGCCTTAACGCCAACCCAGGCGGCGAAGTTCATCCACCGCCAGAAGCACTCAACCTCGGCGAACCCGGCAGACCGGAGCATGTCCTCGTTCCATGCCGCCGTAACGGGCACCTGAACGCCTTCGAGGGCGAGCCGCTTGCGCTGAATCTCCTCGTCGGAGTAGCCGTGATCCGCCTTCATCCGGTGATAGCGGTCGACCATTAGGGCGTCGGTGCCAGCATAGGAACCGAGCACCTTCTCGACGAGGATGAACGCGCCGCCGGGGATCGTGTTGTCGAAGACGCGGCGGATGATCTGCTGGCGGTAGTTGATCGGGATGAACATCAGCGTGAGGACGCCGAGGGTCACGGACGCGCGGACGGCCGGGTAGTCCTCGCGGAGATCGAGGTCCCGGATCGTGACGACCGACTCCGGCCACGACGCGAACCGCTCACGGGCGGCGTCAAGCATCGGGGGGCTGACCTCGACCCCGGTGTAGCGGTTGTGCGCGCCGAAGCGGTCCATGAGCGGGGCGAGTGCCTCGCCACGGGAGCAGCCGAGGTCAACGATGTCGGTCTTCGGTGTGACGTACGCGGACGCGACGTCGGTCACGAGGCCGCGCATCGTGGCGTAGTCGGGGATCGAGCGTTCGAGCATGTCGTCGAAGACGTGCGTCACGGCCTCGTCGAACGCCCAGGGACCGGCGGGCATGTGGCCGAGCGACGAGGCTAGCGCGGACATCGGTCGAGCACCTCCGTGCGGAGCGTCGTCGCGACAGCCCGCATCATCAGCGGCGGCACGGCGCGGCCGAGGCGCTCCCATTGCTGAGCGTAGGAGCCAGTCAGGACGAAGTCGTCGGGGAAGGCGCAGATCCGCTTGAGCTCCGCGATGGTGAACTTGCGCCGCTCGGTCGGATGGGTGACGGTGGCGTCGCCACCGTCACCCCCACGCTGCGAGACAGCCGGACACGGCCGCTCGGGGTCGGTCTTGACGAGCGAGAAGTACCGGTCGGACGACTCCCCCGGCTTGAGCTTGTCCCACTCCGCGCCGATGGCATACCGTGTGATGTCGGCATCATGGGCCATATTGGCGGCCAAGATCGTCAGAGTTTGAGTGCCAAGCACGGCCGGTGCCGGGCCGACAATCTCTCTGCCGTTGGCCCACCCGTTGCCCTGCGGGCCCTGAGTAACCCGTCCGATCCACGGAAGCGCATCGCGGACGGAGTAGCGATAGGACAGCGGCTTCGGGAACGCCGGATCAACCCCGATGTCGTTGCGAACGCCGACGAAGATGATCCGCTGCCGCGCCTGGGGAACGCCGAGCCATTGGGCATCGAGGAGGCGCGCTTCCACGCGATAGCCGCACGCCTTCATCGCCGCGAGGATGCGTTTGAAGTAGCCCTTTGCGGTGCCCTTGACGAGGCCCGACACGTTCTCCGCGACGAACGTCCGGGGCTGGAGCCCGTCGAGGAGCCGCACGAACTCGAAGAACAGGTCATCTGATCGCTGGGCCGTGTCGCTATACGCCTTGGTCTTCCCCCAGCCCGCCTCGCGCTTGCCCGCCGTAGAGAACGACGCGCAGGGTGGAGAGCCTTCCAGGACGTCGATCTCGCCGACCGCGAGTCCGGTCGCCGCAAGGATGTCGTCGGCGGTGACGAGCCGGATGTCGCGCGTGTCGAGCGGGACGCCGGGGTGGTTGAGGCGGTAGACATCCTGCGCGGCGGGGACGAACTCTGACGCCCACAGGACGCGATAGCCGTCCATCTCGAACCCGAGACACGAACCGCCGCAGCCGGAGAACGTCGAGACGATGCGGTAGCCGTTGTCGGGGACGGCGCCGACCTCGCCCATCGTCGGCACGCGGTAGGGCGGCTTCGTCGATGCGATCGCATCAGGCATAGGCACGCCGTCCTGTTCGATGATGAACTGATGGCCGTTGTGGATCTCATTGAGCGCCATCACGCTCGGAAGGGTCGCGTCCCACGACAGGATGCGCCCCTTCGCAGAGAACGGCGCAGCGTTGCCCCCGACGAGCCTCACGACGTCTTTCCGCTCCACTCGTAGCTCGAACTTATGTGGACCAGCACCGTGATGACCGACAGTGACGGTCGGCAACGGTTTGTCGATCGACAGTTCGCGTCCCCGATCACCGAACTGCGCCGACGCGCCGCCGTAGAGCTTCACGACGTCTTCCCGCTCCACTCGTAGCCGTTCACCGATACCGTCGCTTGCCGCCGCTGATCTTGAACGGCGGCATGATCGGGTTTGCCGGGTCGATACGTCCTGCATCGAGGAGCCGATGATGCGAGCGGCATAGTTTGAGGAGGTTGTGCGGGTCGTTGTCGGTTTCGTTCCCGTTGACGTGACATACGTCTAGCGGCCCCCCGCATTCGCCGATTCGCTCCCACTCGCAGGAGTAGACGTTGCGCTTGATCGAGTTGGCACGTTCATGAAACGCCCGACGGTTGACCGATGCGTCGGGTTTACGTAGCCAGGTATTCGATTTGCCCCGGTTGACGTGCCCCCAGACGTAGAAGCGCGGCCGGTCGCGTACGTCGAGCGCCGCAATCTCTTGCCCACATCCGCAGGCACATTGCCGTGTATCCATCGGTCTAGTATACCACTCATTGGGTTTTACCGGACCATTCGTACCCACAAGCAGGACAGCGGTGTTCGGTCGCGACGTTCTCGTCGTAGGATGCGAACTCGTCGGGGGCAGTCGGCAACGTGATCCCCTCCCGCTCGGCCATGTCCGCGAGCATCGCCTGGAGCCCTGCCTCGCCGGTGGACACGCCGCGCATCAGCGTGTCGAGGCGTTCCTTGTCGGCGGTCGCCATCGCGGCGATGGGGTCCTTGGTGAGCAGGTACTGGTCGGCCTCGGCGTCGGTGTAGAGCGCCATGTCGACGACCGTAATCGTCTCCTGACCCTCCTGAATGGCAAGATCGACGCGGAGGTGTCCGTCGAGGATGAGGTCGGTGCCGTCCATGAGCTCGACGGGGTCGCCGTAGCCGAGCTCGTGGATGGACCCGCGCAGGGCTTCCCGCTGGGCCGCGCCGTGGATACGCCAATTCTTGGGGTTGGCCGTCAGGCTCCGGGGGTCAACGTCCCGCATCCTGACAGCGAGCTTCTTCCACTGCGCGGTCTTCTCCATCCCTCGCCCATCGTGATCGGCATATGTCGGTATACCGTAGACCGTATGCGCTCAGTCTAGCGGGCCGGGGCCGCGCGTCAACCGGGCTGATCAACGCCGGTGCTGAAGGTCAGGGCGGCGTAGGCGGACACCAGCGCCGCCAGCGCCTGCGTGAGCTCGGCAACGGCCGCGACTCGCTGAAAGGTCGCGGCGCTGGGATCCTCGGCGGAGAGGCTCCGGGCAAGGTTGGCGATGGCGTATTCGATCTCATCGTGCAT